TAATGGAGATTTCCATCAGGGGCTAGAATTGAATTTGGTTACGCAGAAAATTTAACAGATGTTCTTCGTTACCAAGGTCAATCATATACATGGATTGGGATAGACGAGTTACCTCAATATCCTACTCCAGAAATTTATAATTTTTTACGTTCATCACTTCGTAGTGTAGACCCGGAAATACCTGTCTTTATGCGAGCTACAGGAAATCCAGGAAACGTAGGTTCATTATGGGTTAAAGAAATGTTTGTAGACCCTGCAGAACCTAACACAAAATTTGATGTTAATATAGATACTATAGCAGGTAAGAAAAAAATTACAAGACGATTTATACCGGCTAAGTTACAAGATAATCCTTATCTTATGCAAACAGATGATTATCTTATTATGTTATCATCTTTACCAGAAGTACAACGTAAACAATTTTTAGAAGGAGATTGGAGTGCATTTGAAAATTCG